TCGCTAGTCGTGCTAGTCGCAGTCACAGAGTAGATGTTGAACCCACCGGATGTGGACAGGCTTCTTGTAACGCCACCAGAAAACACTGCGCCAATATTGTCAGGCACTCTAATGATGACAATGCCAGAACCGCCTGCAAATCCATTGCTAGAATTTCCGCCATCTCCACCGCCGCCACCACCGCCAGTATTAACAGTTCCAGCGGAACCGGCAGGAGAGCCAGAAGGCCCCGAACCATTACCTCCGCCACCAGAACCTCCAAGGCCACGATTGCCAGCGCCTTCTGCACCGCCACCACCACCACCACCTCTAGTAACAGACGATCCTGTAATTGAGTTAGCAGTTCCCGCACCACCAGCGCCAGCCGTAGACCCAGAAGCGTTATTACCTACTGCGCTATCACCGCCACCCCCACCGCCTAAAAATGGATTACCGGCGTTTAATCCTAATCCACCAGCATTTCCGCTGCCACTTGTTCCCGCAGCAGCAAAAGCACTAACTTGGCTACCGCGCAAACCTTTGTTTGCGGTAGAAATAAGAATGGAGTCACTACCGTCAGTATTTAGCGCCCCACCTGCTCCGACTGTTACTGTGTAAGGCGTTCCAAACAACAAACTTTGTGAAGTAAATGATCGAACCTGACCTCCACCACCGCCCTGATAATTTTTTCCACCACCACCACCAGCAACTACAAGGTAACTAGCAGAAACGCCTTCAAAGAAGGTTACGGTCTCAGATGTGGTCGAAGTCGCAGTAACGGTATAGATGTTGAAGCCAGCGACAGATGTGCTGGTTGTAACCGTCACGCCACTGGAAAAAGAAGCAAAATGCGTAGAAGGTATTTTGATGATAACGATACCGGAACCGCCGTTGCCGCCCAATCCACCATTTCCAGAGCCGCCGCCACCGCCGCCGCCCGTATTAGCAGAACCATCACTACCGTTTGCTGGCGTTGTTCCAGAACCACCATTACCATTACCACCACCGCCGGAACCGCCTGCTCCACCATTTACAGCAGCGCCATATCTACCGCCACCGCCACCTCCACCTCTTGTAACGGATGACCCAGTAATTGTGCTGGCTACTCCAGCACCGCCAGCACCAGAGGTAGTTCCAGATGTATAACTACCGCCCACCGCCCCTGCGCCGCCGCCGCCGCCTGTATAGGTGTTATTGCTTGTGTTTGTTGTGCCACCGGCAAAACCTTGATTTGCAGTACCAGAACCAGCAGCAGAGCCGCCGCCATTACCGCCGCCTCCAGAGCCACCATTTTGCCCAGAAGTGGATGCAGCCGCACTACCACCACAGCCACCACCAGTTGACGTAATAGATGAAAATACTGAATTAGAGCCATTTGAACCTGGCGTACTTTCTGTTGCTCCGCGAGCGCCCCCCGCGCCGATGGTAACGGTATAAGCAATTCCAACAGCAAAATTTAAAGAAGTTTCAGCAGAACCTCCACCACCAGAAGTTCCTGCGGAAGTTCTATATCCGCCAGCGCCACCGCCTCCGCCAACACCACCACCACCAGCGCCGCCACCAGCTACAACAAGGTAATCGCCAGTAACAACTTTGCCAGCGTAAGAGGCAAAAAGTGCCTGAATAATTCCTGTCATGTCAGATTCGATCCAGAAATTACCCAAGTTGTGCTTGCAATCTTTACTGCGGTTGCAATACCCCATTGGGCAAGAGTTCTATTTCCAGTAGCTCCTGTCGATGACAAGTACAAAGTGTCCGTTGTCAAAGCAACAGTAACCGCATTAGCAGAACCATTCACAATCGTAATAGCTGTACCAATAGTAAACGCGACATTAGAATTTGCGGGGAATGTATACGTTGCCGCAGCTTGGCCTGTTGGGTGGTAAAGATGTTTACCCGCATCGCCAATAACCACGTTGTAATTACCATTTTGGCTATTTTGTGGAATGCCCATGTAGCCAACAACATTAACGCTATCTGATGTTGCATTAGAAACATTGGCACTAATTGAGCCGCTGCTAATTGTGACATTTGATAATGTCAAATTACCTATCGTGGTTGCAGTATTTCCCAACCCGATTGTTGTATTACCAATCGTGACGTTACCAACGGTACTTGTTCCGCTTTGGATAGTAACATTTGCCAACGTCATGTTATTGAGCGTCGTTACTGTATTGCCTAGCTGAATGGCTGTATTGCCAAGCGTAATAGGCGTATTAAAGTTTGCGTCTAATTGCGATAAAGGCAAAGACGTTGTTGCATTTGAAAAAGCAAAAGGTACAGGCATTTAAAACCTCACTCTCAATTCGTGTTCGTATTCAAAACCATTGACCACAAATCCAGCGGAATTGGAAGTTACGGTCATTCCAAGATATTTACCCCATTGCTGCGCGTCAGTCTTAAACAATGTATAACCTTGACCGCCAACCCAGGTAACCACTGAACTTGAATTATTTATCCAAGAAATTGTTGTTCCAAAATTATTTATCCATCCAACAAAATTACCCAGCACATAAACTGGACTTGCATTTGATTCGCTATCAACGGTTACATTCAATAAAGCACTATTGCTAACTGTGGCCTCAATGCCAATCTTTAATGCTTGTTTTGTTCTAATAGGATCGCCCATAGGCTGCAATGGCGATTGAATAATACTTTCAATAGATGTTAGTGGATCATCATAAAGATGATACAAATTATTTCCATTCGTTCCAAACATTTTAATTTTGCCGTCGGAAGGAATGGACATGGTTAGTTTTAAATCAGGACGCTGATTCGTAAAAAACCATTTGCGCTCAAAAAATACCGCCTGGATATAGCGATAAGTTCCAAGATCGTTATAGCGAATGTTAAATGCTGCACAAAGAATATTGTTTAGAAGAACCTGCCCAGCCGTAACGGTTGCAGTTGTAAAGTCAATGTTCGGGAATACGCCATCCAGCGCATCTGACAGCTTGGAAGTTGTTGATCCCACCAACGCATAAACACCATACTCATTCATGAATAAAACAGAACGGAAGTACGGGAAGATTGCGTAAGGTAGTCGTGTACCCACAGACGCAGATACGTTGGTATTGGTAAATATGGTTGTGCCAACATTAGTAACGCGCACATCCGAAAATACGTTGATGCTGTCTTCGCCAAAAATGTACAAAAAGTTATTGGCAGACAATAACTGAACAATATTGCTATGCAGCGTGTTGTCAGTCAGAGTAAGAGAACCAGCAGATACGCTTGTAAAATCATTGTATGTGCCAGCAGCAGTGTAAGAAACAGTCCTTCCCTGCGAAACCCAGGTACGCCCGCTAAAGGTTTGAATGCCGGAGAGTTCTTCACTGTTGATAATAGCTTTTGCTGTTGCATTAGTTCCACCTCCACCAGCAATCGTTACCGTGATATTGGAAGCATTGGAATAACCGCTGCCAGCATTCGTCATAATGACGTTGATGATCTGACCGCCAGAGATAATGGCCTGACCAGCAGCATTTGTGCCGCCACCACCAGCAATGGTTACAACAGTATTGGCAACATTCGTATAGTTTGTGCCGCCGTTCGTTACTAAAACGCTGACTGTTCCTGTGGAAAATGTAATCAGACTAGCGACTGCATTTGCATTAGCGCCGCCACCACCAGAAATAGTAACCGTTGGAGCCGATGTATAGCCGCTGCCAGCCTCAGTCAAAGTAATTGAAGTAACTGCATTTGCCGTAATAATGGCTTCAGCTTCAGCTTGGATACCACCAGTTTGATTGGGCGCAGAAATAATTACGGCTGGAGTGCTGGAATAACCAGATCCACCATTAACAATTCCTATTGATCCAACGCCACCGATAGCTACAAGGTTAGTGCCATCCCAATTAAAAATGCCTTTGTTCTTGTCAGCAATAAGAACTCGCTCACTTTTCCACTGCGTAATGTTGATGCCAGAATTGGAAAAAGTGCCAGCAGTTGCCAGGTTAGCTTTTGTGTTGGAAATAATGTCAACGTACTCGCAGCTTCCATCTTCTTGGAAAGCCAATGCATAGTCATTATTGTTGATATTTGCTGGGTAAAGACCAGACGCAACATTGGCAAAAGCTACTGTAGTATTGCTGCTATAGGGCGTGATCTTGAGGTTGGCATAACCAATAGGCATGGCATTTTCTAGCCATGCAAATTCGTTCTCGTCGATGGCAGTGCGGTTAGCTTTCGTGTTTACGCCACGAAATTGCTTAACGACTTGATACGACTTCTTTTGTTCAGCCGCCGCCATGATTAGAAGGGAGTGCTATAAGGGTCTGGCAGTCTGCGAGTCATCACGCTCGACAAAACAGCCTGGACTTGTTTCACATATTCCTGTTTGTATATCTCAGCTTCACCATAACTCTGTTCTTTGTACTTGGCCTTATAAGCCGCATAGAAAGCAACAGGGTTAGTGTATGGATCAATAATCGTATCCACCGTAGCAGCATTTACAAGGTCAGGCGGCAATACCACCGTGTCTATCTCTACCGTATAAATTTGATCCGGCACAGGAGACAAATAGATTTTTGATTGACCAAAAATAGAAAACGCTACGGGGCGGCCAATATAGTTTTG